GAACGAAGAAGAAGCACAGAAAGTAAACGAGTTAAATATAAAAGAAATGTTATCTAAACAGACACACTTTATGGTGAAAGGCACAATGTACTTGTCAGCAATGACGGATAAATGGATAATCAAATATTTAAAAAAGTATCCTGAAATCTCTTGCTTCCAAGATATGTTGAACGTACCTGAACTTAAACAAAAACTGGAGTTAGGATGGTAGAAAATGAATATTTAGTTGATGTAATAATTGACAAAGAAAAGTGTACGCTAAAAACATTTGCAACTAATCATTACTTTGCATTAGATGCTATGATTGATTTAGCTAGTGTTGATAAAGTATTTAAAATTTATAATACAGAAAAGAAAACTTCATGGGATATAAATAAAGAACTAGCACCTCTAAGAGAAGCTAAAAAAACAGTGACTGACATGCGTGAGTATTATAATTTTTTAAAAGAAGAAGAATAAAGGTTGCACTTAGTTTTAAACTATGGTATAATCTTTAGCTTAAGAGCAGTTAAACTATTCCCCTTTTATCTCAAGTTTAGCTTGTTGTTTTTATAAATTTCACAACACACTTCTGAGAGTAAGTGGCTTTTAAACTCTCATTTTATTTTAACCAAGCCACAGGAGGAATTTCACGATGGCTATTTTAGAAGGCGAAGGACACTGGTGTTCTATACTGACACCTAATACAAAGTTCGAACCAGTTTACTCTCTCAACTTAGTTGTTGACGAAGAAACTGCTAATGATTTTGCGTCGAGAGGACACAAGATTAGACAGATGGATGAAGGACCTGCATTAGTAATCAAGCGCAAAGTTAACGGACCTAAAGGAATGGTCAGACCTGCGCCACGTTTACTTAATTTAGATAAAGAACCTATTGATGTTGCTATAGGTAATGGTTCTAAAATTCGTGTGCAGTACAATGAGTACAATGGTTCTGGACAGTACGGACCTTATTCAGGATTAGACTTACAAGCAGTACAAGTTGTAGATTTAATTCCGTATAAGAATGCTGACGGTGCAGAGTTTTTTAGTGACGGTGAAGGTGGAGAGGAGTTCTAGTATGGTTGAGGAACAGAAACCTTTTGTTACTATTGATGATGTGCAGATTTCGGTAGAGGATTTACCAGAAGAAGCGCAAGGTATCTTCGGTAGGCTACAAAGGTTGAATCAAAAGAAAGCAACTCTTGCTCTAGACATGGAAGAATTGGATGCAAGTATTAATTTCTTTTCAGGTAGGATAATTGCTGTTGTTAACGAAGACTCTCTTATGGAAGAATCTCCAGAGGAGGAAGAAGTAGTTACAAAATCAGTAAATTAAAACACACACACAAGAGGCAACACGACAACAGTATAAGAGATAAGTGTGGTAACTTATCCGCCTCTTTTTTTTGGAGATGATATGCAAACACAAAGTAAATTTATAAAACACAAACAACCTTGTCCACTATGCGACAGTAGTGATGCGGTTTCTGTTAACCAAGACGGCTCAGCAAAATGTTTTAGTTGCAACCAGTTTATTCCTGATTATAATAAACCAAACTACCAACCACCAAAAAGACCTAGTAATTATCAAGGAACTTACCCTCAGTTTCCAGATCCACCTGCTAAACTTGTTGATTTTGCAAGCAGTATTGAACCAACACTAGAATATAATTCACTTACTGATAGAGGTATCTCTTTAGATACAGCTAAAGCTTACGGTGTTAAAAGTGTTAAAGATATTGACAGCAAAATAATTAAACACATCTACCCTTATTATGCAGGTACTGATATTGTAGGTACTAAAGGAAGGAACACAGCTAACAAATCTTTTTACTGGAACGGAACATACGAAAACACAGGCTTGTTTGGTGAACAACTCTTTAGTAAAGGCGGTAAATATCTCACGATAACAGAAGGAGAGTGTGATGCTATGGCTGTCTATGAAATGTTTAAAGGTAACTGGTCAGTTGTTTCTCTGAAACGAGGAGCTGCATCAGCAGTCAGAGATATTAGAGAAAGTATAGAGTTTGTAGAGTCTTATGATGCAGTAGTTCTTTGCTTTGACTCTGATAAACAAGGTAAAGAAGCTGCTAAAAAAGTAGCTAAGATTTTAAAACCTAACAAGACTAAGATTATGACATTACCTAATGGCTTTAAAGATGCTAATGATATGCTAAAATCTAAAGCATTCAAAGAATTTAATAAATCTTTTTGGGATGCTAAAACATACACACCTTCAGGTATACTAGAGTTGTCTAGTAAAAAAGATGAGTGGCTTCATAGAGAAGTAAAGAAGAGTGTTGCTTATCCTTGGGAAGGGCTTAACAAAAAGTTATTTGGTATGCGTAAAGGAGAGTTAGTTACTCTTACAGGCGGCACAGGTCTTGGTAAGTCTAGTGTTACTAGAGAGCTAGAGCATTGGCTCATTAAAAATACAACAGATAACGTAGGTATTATTGCACTCGAAGAAAACTGGACTAGAACTGCAGATGGTTTACTTTCTATTGAGGCTAACGATAGAATTTATCTTAATGAAAAACGTGATAAGTATTCCGATGAAGAACTGTCTGAACTTTTTGATAAAGTAATTCAGAAAGATAGAGTATTTATTCATGCACACTTAGGTGCGACAGATATAGATGAGATATTTTCTAAGCTAAGATATATAATAGTTGGATGTGAATGTGAATGGGTTATAGTAGATCACTTACACATGCTTGTTAATGTAATGACAGAAGGTGATGAGAGACGAGGCATAGATAGTTTAATGAATCGTTTGCGATCTTTAGTAGAAGAGACAGGTGTGGGTATGATACTTGTTTCACATTTAAGAAGAGCAGCAGGAGAGAAAGGACATGAGAAAGGAGTTGAAGTATCTCTATCTCACCTTAAAGGATCACAAGGTATAGCGCAGCTTTCAGATTGTGTGATAGCTTTGGAAAGAAACCAACAAGCTGCTAATAAAAAAGAAGCCAACACAACTAAAGTTAGAGTATTGAAATCAAGATACACAGGAGACACTGGTTTAGCTTGTCAATTAGTTTATGATTCTAAGACAGGTAGACTACATGAGGACACAACAGAGGAGACATTTGATAATGAGTACACAGACACTGAATTCTAAAGTAGTTTTTGATATTGAAACAGATGGTTTAAAACCTACAAAAATATGGTGTATCGTTGCTAAAGTTGTAGGTGGAGAGTTTCATCGTTTTCCTCCTAATAAAATTGAAGAAGGTATAAACTTTCTTAAAGAGGCAGGTACATTAATAGGTCACAACATCATAGGTTTTGACATACCTGTAATTAAAAAGTTATGTGGTGTTGACTTAACAAACAAAGTTAAAGATACATTAGTAATGTCTCGTTTGTTTAATCCTGCCCAAGAAAACGGACACAGTTTAAAAACTTGGGGATATAAAATAGGTGTACCTAAAATGGAATCACCTGATTCGTTTGACGAATACACACCCGACATGCTTAAATATTGTGTGCAAGATGTCAAGTTAAATGAGTTTGTTTACGACAGATTAGAAAGAGATTCTTCATTATTCTCTAACGATTCCATAGACTTAGAGCATAATGTTGCTAAGATTATTCAACAACAACATGAGAATGGTTTTGCTTTTGATGACCGAGCAGCCATGACTTTACTATTAGATTTGCAAACTAGGATAGAAGAAGTTAAAGAAAAAGTAAGACAAACTTTTAAACCTAGACTGGTTGACATCCGAAAAGTCGTTCCTAAATTAAAGAAAGATAAAACTCTGTCAAAATCAGGAGTAAGCACAGCCGAGTATAACAAGATAAAATTATCTGGTGACATGACACCTTTCATGAGACAAAAATTACAGAAGTTTAATTTAGGTAGCCGTAAACAGATTGGAGAATATCTTACAGAGTTAGGATGGAAACCTAAACGCTTTACTCCTACTGGTCAACCAACTATAGACGAAGGAACTCTTAAGAAATTAAAACATATACCAGAAGCACAGATGATAGCTGAGTTTTTATTACTACAAAAACGTATTGCTCAGATATCTTCTTGGTTAGAAGCTGTAGAAAACGATAGGATACACGGTTCTGTTATCTCTAACGGTGCTATAACAGGTCGTATGACACACCGTAGCCCTAACACTGCGCAAATTCCGAGTGTTAGACAACCTTATGGTAAGGAGTGTCGTGCTTGTTGGACAGTAGAAGAAGGTAATGTGTTGTTAGGTATAGATGCGTCAGGCTTAGAGCTTAGAATGTTAGCTCACTACATGAACGATGAAGATTTTATAAAAGAAATACTACATGGTGATATACATTCAGCCAACCAAAAACTTGCAGGTCTTAAAACAAGAGACATGGCTAAGACTTTTATCTATGCTTTAATGTACGGAGCAGGTGATGCTAGATTAGGTAGTGTAATAAAAGCTTCTAAAGTAGCAGGTAAAAAAGCTAGAGAATTATTCTTTGAAAACAAACCTGCGTTTAAAAAACTGAGAGATAGAGTCATTGAAGCAGCAGGTAAATCTTATCTTAAAGCAATCGATGGTAGAATATTACACATAAGAAACGAACACGCTGCTTTGAATACTTTGCTACAAGGAGCAGGAGCTATTGTTATGAAGAAAGCTCTTGTTATATTTGATAAGCATCTTAAAGAAGCAGGACTAGAGCATAAGTTTGTAGCCAACATACATGACGAGTGGCAAGTGGAAGCACCTAAACAAACAGCAGACCTAATAGGTTCGATAGGTGTTAGGTCTATAGTAGAAGCAGGTGATCATTTTAAAATGGACTGTCCTTTGGATGGTGAATATAAATATGGAGGGAACTGGAGTGAAACACATTAATAAATTCTGTCATGGCTGTAATCAAGACAAGCCTATTAACGATTATTATAAAAATAAATCTATGGAAGATGGTATGGATGGATGTTGTAAAATTTGTAGAAGTAGTTATAATAACAAAAATAATATTAAATACCATCCTGAATCCAACCCTAAAGAAAATGCTAAAAACATGTATGTGAATGGTAAATATGTACCAAGAAAACATCCCTTATATAAAGCAGGGAGGTTTAAAACTTTTGAAGGTGCAGCCTTTGCTTCTTTAGAAGGTTATGCTAACACAACAGAAGGATATGTTTACATTATTAATAATCCCTGTTGGGATGGTTGGGTAAAGGTTGGCATGGCAATAGATGCTGAAGATAGGTGTAAACAATATCAAACAAGTAGTCCTTTTAGAGATTATAAGTTGTGTTATCTTAAACATTTTGAAGATAGAAAAATTGCAGAACAGTCAGCACATAAAGAACTTAAAAAAATTACAGATACCTATAATGGAGAATGGTTTAAAACATCTGTAAAGGAAGCTAAGAAAACTATAGAGGCACTATGAAAAAGAAAACATTAGATACATTAGTCGAAGACATTTATACTAAGCTCTCTGTATTAGGAGAAGGGAAACAATTAGATGTATCTGAGAAAGATTTAGATGAACTTGGCGAGTCTATTAAGACTGCGTTAAAGCATTGGGCCTTACCTGAACCGAGAAATAGCGAGGAAACCCTACGCATATCTAATATAGGCAGACCTACAAGGCAACTATGGTATGACTTTAACTCAGAAGTGAGTAAGTCCAGCATACCACCTGCCACCTTTGTTAAGTTTCTTTACGGACATATATTAGAGGAGGTTGTGTTGTTCCTGGTACGTTTAGCAGGACACACAGTAGCTGATGAACAAAGAAAGGTATCAGTTAGTGGAGTCAAAGGACATATGGATTGTACTATAGACGGAGAAGTGGTTGATGTTAAGACTGCATCAGGTTATGCTTTTAAAAAGTTCCGAGATGGTACGTTGGCAGAGCAAGACCCCTTTGGTTATATGTCGCAACTCGCAGGATACGAGGAAGCTATGGGTACAAATAGTGGTGGGTTCCTTGCCCTTAATAAAGAAACAGGAGAACTTGCCCTTTTTAGACCTGAAGACCTTGACAAACCTAATATAAAGACTAAAATAAGTAAAGTAAGGAAGGCTTTAAAATCTTCTGAACCCCCTGAAAAATGCTACGATTCTATACCTGATGGTGTCTCAGGCAATATGAAGCTACCTCGTGAATGTTTTTATTGTAGACATAAGTATGAGTGCCATAAAGATACAAATAGTGGTAAGGGTTTGCGTGTTTTTGATTATGCTAAAGGTCTAGCATATTTTACAACAGTTGTAAAAGAACCTAAAGTAAAGGAGATTACTAATGAATGGAAGAAAAGCCAAGAAAATAAGAAGACACTCAAATCAACTGGTGCTTGAGTGGTTAAAGACTATGCTAACGGAAGATGAAGCTAAGAAACTTAACCCTAAGAACATGGATAAGTACATGCCAGAGCAGACTCACTTCTTTGCTAATCGCAGTTTTTATTTATCTGCTTATACTCCTCGTTGGTTTCAACAAAGAATTAAACGAATTATTAGAAAGAATAAAAAAGCTATCAAAGATATTACGCTCCAGGAAATAGAACATGCGTGAAGATATTAAGCTTGAAGGAATAGGACTAGCAGAACTTATCATGGTTACAGGTGGTTTTATTTTTGCAGGGAATACATTAGAAGAAATAGACACAGATGTTATTATGAAGTTGATGGAGTTAGCTGAAGACGAATTAGAATATCGTGCTACAGGAATACCTAAAGATACACAGATACATTAAGGAGAACAATGGAATATAAATTTAAAGAAGACGAATACTTAATTGAATCTCAGGAATATATTGACACAACTTATGAGGAACACTACGCTCAGAATAAGTATCAAGCAACCGATGTTATTATTGATGCAGGTCATGGGTTAGGTTTTTGCATGGGAAATATTTTTAAATATGCTAAACGCTATGGATTGAAGAGTGGGTATTCTCGTAGTGATCTGTTAAAGATTTTACATTACACCATTATAGCATTATATGTACATGATAGGGAGATCGGAAATGTTGACTGATAAAGTAGGAAACAAATCATACTTAGGAATTGAAATTAATTATGATAAGGAGTCTAAGCTAGATAAGTTTAGTTTAGATACATTACAAGATAGATATTTATGGGAGGAAGAAACTCATGCTCAAGAAGCTTTTGCAAGGGCTGCTGTATTTGGAGCAACGTATAAAGGAGAAACTGATTTTGGTCTTGCCCAAAGACTATATCAGTATTCATCTGATTGTTGGTTTATGTTTAGTACCCCTATACTTTCTAACGGAGGAACGACTCGTGGTTTACCTATTAGCTGCTTTCTCAATTACGTACCTGATAGTAGG